CGTTATTGGAGGACTACGAAAATTACAATGAAAACATTGCATTAAAATATAGACAAGCTGGTGTATCCACGGTTACAGCCGCATGGATATCTAAAAGAATAGCATTTGCTAAAAAAGTCAAACCTGAAAAAATTCTGATTATTGCCAACAAATTAGATACATCTATGGAAATGGCAAACAAAATAAGAATGTTTATTGGTCAATGGCCAAGTTGGGTTGGTATTGATTTCTCTTCAGATAAAAACTCACAAAAACACTATAAAACAAATAATGGTTGTGAAGTTAAAGCTGTTGCGACATCAAAGGACGCGTTAAGGGGGTTTACTCCAACTATTTTAGTATTTGATGAGGCTGCATTTATTGATGCTGATTCGGATTTCTGGGCAGCTTGTATGGCTTCATTATCAACTGGGGGTAAAGTTATTGTGGTATCTACCCCAAATGGTTATGACCCAATTTATTATGAGATATATAATCAAGCAAGTAGAGGAATGAATGATTTCAAAATCTCTGAAATGTATTGGTTTAGAGACCCAAGATACACTAAGGATTTATACCTTATTAAAACACAAGATGCAATTCACTATTTGTTAAATAAAGAGGAATATAATAAAGAAAATATTATCAGTTGGGAAAACATTCCTTTTGAAGAAAGAAACTATGATGAACTTAAATTAATGATGGATTCAGGATATAAACCTTGTTCATCTTGGTTTGAGGGTATGGTTAAGAAATTGAAATACGACAAACGTAAAGTTTCACAAGAGTTGGAATGTAATTTCTTGGGTTCTGGTGATAATGTATTTGATTCCTTATTAATGCAAAAGGTAAAAGAAAATATGATTAAAGAACCCCAAAATAAAATGATTGGGAACTCTTTATGGATTTGGAAAGAACCAGTTGTTGGACACAAATATGTAATGGGTGTGGATGTAAGTAGAGGGGATAGTGAGGATTTTAGTTCATTCCAAATTATTGATTTTGATACTCGAGAACAAGTTGCTGAATATGTTGGGAAGTTACCTCCTGATACAATGGCCGAAATATGTTATAAGTGGGGTAATATGTATAATTGTTTTATTGTTATAGATATTACTGGTGGTATGGGTGTATCGACATCTAGAAAACTTCAAGAAATGGGTTATAAGAATCTTTACATTGATGGTGTTGATACCGCTAACAAATGGAAGTATGACCCGAAGGCTTTAGAAAAAATTCCTGGTATAAACTTCAACAACAAACGTGTACAAATTATTGCTTCTTTTGAAGAGGCTATGAGACACGAGTTTAAGATTTATAGTATGAGATTATTCAACGAAATGAATACTTTCGTATATGTAAATGGAAGACCAGACCACCAAAAAGGACAACACGATGACTTAATTATGTCAGTTGCAATGGCAACCTATGTTGCAGAATCCTCTTTTACAAATTTAGAAAAGGTTACGGAACATACGAAAGCAATGTTAGAATCTTGGTCAGTAAGTAATAATGAAGAGGCCACAAAACAAATTGATTTCAATCCAGTCATACCTTATGGTCATGAAAGAATTAATCAGAGAAACCAAAATGTTTCCAAAGAGGATTATATGAAATATTCTTGGTTATTTGGTGGAAGATAATATTTATAAATAAAAATATATGGGTTTAGTTATTAGAAAAAAAAGCGGGTCAAAAATATTTTCGGGTTCTAAACTTAACGTACAAGGACAAGGAATTTCTACGGTTAAGGTTCAACCCCAAGACAAGGTTCCGATAACTCAGAACACATCGAATGTAAATAATTAACTCTTTAGTTATTGTTTATACTCATTAAATTAAATCTATGGAACAAAATAAAAATAATTTTACTGTTTGGCAAAGATTGTCACACGCGTTTGGTCCTAACGCATTGTTAAATCAGGATTATCCAACTTATAAGTTTGATAAGAAAGAACTATTGAGGACAACTTCTAAACAAGAATATGAGAAGGAACTTCTCCAAGCACAACAAACCTACTATTTAGCAAATCAATGGACAAAAATAGAAGGTAATTTATACACACAAGCTGTTTATTATGAACCAACAAGATTAGCTTCATTTTATGACTATGAATCTATGGAATATACACCTGAGATTTCAGCAGCACTAGACATTTATGGTGAAGAATCAACTACAGTTGACGAAGATGGATATATGTTACAAATATATTCTGAATCAAAACGTATAAAGGGAATTTTAGCAGACTTATTCAATAATGTGTTGGATATCAATACTAATTTACCTATGTGGACAAGGAATACTTGTAAATATGGGGATAACTTTGTCTACCTTAAATTAGATCCGGAAAAAGGTGTTGTTGGATGTATGCAATTACCGAACATTGAAATTGAACGTTTTGAAAGGGGAATGCCTGCTCAAGCAAGTAGACAAAATGTTGAAGAGCCTGCGGAAAACAAAGGTTTAAGATTCAAGTGGAAGGCTAAGGATATGGAGTTTAATTCTTGGGAGATAGCTCACTTCCGTTTATTAGGTGATGATAGAAAGTTACCTTATGGTACTTCAATGTTAGAAAAAGCAAGACGTATTTGGAAACAATTATTGTTATCTGAAGATGCGATGTTAATATATAGAACTTCAAGAGCACCAGAAAGAAGGGTTTTCAAAGTCTTTGTTGGTAATATGGATGATAAAGATGTTGAACCATATGTACAACGTGTTGCAAACAAATTCAAAAGAAGTCAAGTTGTCGATTCTCAAACTGGTAATGTAGATATGAGGTTCAACCAAATGGCAGTGGATCAGGATTATTTTATTCCTGTTAGAGATCCAGCTCAAGGTAGTCCAATAGAAACTTTACCTGGTGGTACAAACTTGGGTGAAATTGCTGATATTGAATATATCCAAAAGAAATTATTAACAGCTTTACGTGTACCTAAAGCATTCTTAGGTTTTGAAGAACCAGTTGGTGATGGTAAGAATTTATCATTAATTGATATTCGTTTTGCAAGAACTATTAATAGAATTCAAAAATCTATGGTTGCAGAATTGAATAAAATTGCAATTGTACATTTATTTTTATTAGGTTTTGAAGATGAACTTAGTAATTTCAGATTAGGTTTAACAAATCCATCTAGTCAGGCCGACTTATTGAAAATCGATATTTGGAAAGAAAAAGTCGCCTTATACAAAGAATGTGTTACGCCTATTGGTGGTACTGCTCCAACTTCTATTACTTGGGCCAAGAAACACATCTTGGGATTCTCTGAAGATGAAATTAAAGTTGATTTACAACAACAAAGAATTGAGAAGGCAGTTGATGCTGAACTAACTAATACCGCAACAATCATTACTAAAACTGGTGTATTTGATATGGTTGACAAATTATATACATCTAAAAGTGGTACAACAGCTGGGGGTACACCACCTCCTCCCCCTGGTGGAGCACCACCACTTGGTGGTGAAGTTCCAACAGGATTACCTGAAAGTGAAAAGAAAGATAATCTCAAAATATTATTAGAAAGTGATAATATTTTAGATGAAGATACGTATATCGATTTATCGAAAGCGAGAAATTACTTGGGGGAAATGGAGACACAATTGAATAAACTTATCAACGACTAATATTTATAATAAAAAAACAATTATGAAATTTGGAATTATTAAATCTAAAATAGACTATGTTTTATCTGAGTCGTTCAAAAATGAACTTCATTTCAAAGAAGAAATGAAACTATTCAAAAAAGTTGTTTTAGAGAACAAAACCTTAAGTAAACTTTTTTATCTATATGACGAATTAAGTACAAAGAAAAATGTTAACAAAAATATTGTTAATGAATATATTAATGAGTCAATTACAATTTATGAAAATTTGATTAACAAAATCAAACCAAGTGATTTGAAAAAATTAAACACTTGGTTGATTGATGTTAATGTTGAAAATAACTACGGACAAATTGACGATTTATTTTCAAACGACATTTTGAAACTCGAAAATAAAATTCAGAGTAAAAAGACAATTGCAGAATCTCTAACTGAAATCGGTACTAGTGAGAAAGAAGTAATCAATATACCTGTTAGTTCAATGATTAAGTTAGCAAACAAAACATTAAATAACTTCATACAAGGTTTGAATGAGGGTGATAAACAAGAATTAATTAAATTCCTATCACAAGATGAACAAACTATGGAAGGAGAATATAATGTGATAAAAGAAGACGTGATTGGAAAACTTAACAATCACAAAAGAGGGTCTGATGAAGATACATCAAACAAAATAGAGGAAACTATCTCCAAAATTAAAAACGAAAAATTTGACAAACTAACTTTCTTCAAGCTTAAAAATCTTAACGAAAGTCTTTAGTCGTTTTCATTCGATTTGTATTTTTGTGAGTAGATAGCTTTTTTTAGTTCATCCCTACGCATAACCGAATTTTTCGTAAACTCTTTTCTTTTTTTCAACTCTGTCATCAATTTAGTTTTGATGACTTTACTTTTGAAAAGTTTCAAGGCTTTTTCAATAGGGGTTTTATTGTCTACATTTACTATTAACATACTTTTTTTATTAAAAATTATTTTTTTGACTATTACTATATAATTATTTATTTTTTTCGTAAGAATAAACTTAAAAAAATATTATGAATGAAAAAAGGTAAAACTTCGAAGATTCAAGGATTTAAGACAACAAAAGTGGTATATGGTACGACAGACTCCTTCGAATTGAAATCAATCTATCTTAACTTACAAACGTGGGTTGAACCTAAAGATGAACTCGAAAATTGGGAACGAATTGTATTAAATTTATCACGACAAATAAAACACACAATTTATAACCATATAAATACAAAATTATTCGAGAAAAACTTTATTGTCGACTTAGATTTGAGAGCAAGTGGTTTAGCCCCAAACAAAAAATCCTTCCTAAATTTAGAAATAAATTTTTATTTAATTGACAAAACATTAGATTTCAAATCAACAATTTTGAGAGAAAGTCTTAAAGATTTGACAAAAAAAATCATCACAGAAAATTTTAGTAGAAATCCATACTTCTCTTTCACACTGACTAAAAATTGTAAAGTTGGGGATAATGATTAATAAATATAAAAACTTTAATATTTATTAAGAAAAAACACAAAGATGAATTTAAGATTAATTAAACCTGGTGAAACTGGAAAAGGTATTTTAATTGAAAACGATGGGTGGGTGTCACCAAAAAGTGAAATGAACTCCTATATAATGGAACAAAAAAGTTTTTTGGATTATTCAAAACCTTTTGAATTTTATGCGGTTTTACAGAAATATAATACACCAAACAGAAATGGTAGAATATATCCTGAAAAGATATTGAAAAGAGAAGCTGAGAATTATAAAAAAATGATTCAAAAGGGAACTTCTCTATCCGAATTAAACCACCCAGAATCCTCTCTAATTGACTTAGATAGAGTATCACACATAATAACTGAAGTATGGTGGGAAGGTCCGATATTAATGGGTAAACTAAAGTTATTGACTTCACCAGGATTCCACGAAAGAGGGATTGTTTCAACTAAAGGTGATATGGCTGCGAATTATTTGAGACAAGGTGTTACACTTGGAATATCATCTCGTGGTGTTGGTTCTCTTAAAAAAGTTGGTGAACAAAATGAGGTACAAGATGATTTTGAATTAATTTGTTTCGATTTAGTATCATCCCCATCTACTCCTGGTGCCTATCTTTTCTTAAATAAAGAAGATAGAGATATGTACTCAGAAAATTTAGAGGAAGATAAAAGAATTGCTATGGAAAGAAATGTTGGTGATTTTGGAAACAAATCTCTTGACTTAATGAAAAGATTAAACGATTATTTGGGATATTAAGTTAAACCAAAAAAATATTAGTAAAATGGAAGATGGACAAAAATACTTCGTGGCTAAAATTGCTGAAGATTTAGTTGATGAAGACTCTGGTAAAGTAAAAAAGATTAAACTTGAAAAATTAGTTTTAGGTTACAATCCAACTGACGTTGAAGCAAAGGTTACCAAGATTTATGAACACTACACAATGGATTGGAGAATTACTGCAATTGT